TGGCCTAAACCTTGATTATATAGGGGTATCTTTGGCATATCTTATCCCATCAAAGTTGCGGCTTTAGAACCGCTGTTAATAAGGCTGGCGTATGACTGGTATTTAAGGCCAGATGCTTTTGCCCTACCTTCTAGCCGTGTCATCGCAGCTTCTTGAGTTTTCATAGCTTGCTCTCTGCTGCTTGCTTGCTGGATATTTAGGGCATCCATCTGAGTGGCAAAGAATGTTTCAGCAGCTATAGTCATTGGACTGCCTGTCATCTGAACGCCAGAACCGGCAGTCATAACTCTCTGAGTGCTAACCAAACGCTCTGACTGCTTGCGAAGACTTGCTTCTTCATCACGTTTTACTTCAGCAAGAACTTTCTTTTCTTGCTCTGCTACTTTAGCATTGTACTCAGCAATCTGTTGTACTTGTTTGGCTTGGGCTTGCTGCCCTTTAAAACTCATCACTCCACCGACAACGGTTCCCGCTGCTGCTAGTTCTGCACTCATTATTGCACCCTTGCGTAACGATAGTAGTCAGTGCCATCCAGCCCAAACTTTTTCATTAGCCCCTCATTTTCAAAACCTAGCCAGCCAATAAACCTAACAGCTTCTTCATCGTTGCAGCTAACACTGGCTTGCAACCTGTTGTAATTGTTTTGTTCTTGGATATAGTCGAGCATAGCGCGTGAATACTTAGCCGCAGTCAAAGGCTTGTCGTATGCGTGTGATGACATAACAAAAAATGCTTCAGCAACGCCTTGCCACAACTGGTAAACGCCACCTAAAGCAAATATCTTTTCACCCATCATACCTGTGTAAGCCACCATAGAATCATCACTTGTAAATGCCACCTTTGCCGCGTCTGGGAAATGGTAGCGAGTTTCAATTTGCTCAATGTGTTCCTTTTTAAATGGCACAATTTTAAGCATCAAACGTGTTAGACCTTCTCATAATAGCCAAGACTGTCATTGGAAGTGGCTGTGTCTGTTGTATCACAATTTGGGCATCGTTGTCATATCCTGATGGGAACGACACTTCCTTATCTCCACTAAACATTGGTACAGCTTGGTTCATTGCCATGCTGCTGTCGCGGAAGGGAACCCTATCCAAACTATTAACTGTTGGCCCTATCTCTGCGCCTACTGTGTTTAGGAACCTAGCAGTTACGCCGTGAATACGCTTAATCTTACCTTGAGCAACGCCATCATCAGCACCAGCTTCTAAGCGCAGTGTTTCAATAAAAGATGTATAACTGTAGCCAACGTGAACTTTAGATGCACTTCTATCTAGCGTTACAGTACCGCCGCTAACTACTTTATCAGCGTGTGTCGATCCATCAGCTAAAATAGATACTGTTTCGCCTTCTAGGTGGTTTAGACCGCTGATCGTAGTTGTTGCCGCGCCGTCATATGTCAGGCCGCTATCTACAAAGAAAGCGTCCAATATGTCATCATTAAAATATATAGGGGTCATAAAGCAGATATGACGCACTGTGCTGCCATCAATAGTTCTTTTTACTGATAGGTATACTTGGTCTTCTGACCCGCTTGGGATAGCTGCTACGCTCTCCACAACGGCATCGCCACCCAGAGGATGCTCATGCCACCCAATAGCACCGTTAGCGCGGTCATATGTAAGCCCAATCAAGCGACCATCTGAATGCACAAACCATAAAATTAGTTCTGGCTCTTGCTGCCAAATCATGTCACTAAGGCCACCGCGAGGAATATGATCAGCCAGAATGCTAAGATCGATGCCCAGCAATCCATCAGTATCCAAGTCAAAGGTTATTTCTTTTACCTTCTCTTGGCCTTTTTGAATAAGGATTGTACTGTTGCCAGCGCGTAACGGCCTAACATCTGATGTGCCGAATGTTGTCTCACGCAACACGTTTACGTTTGTTGGCGAAACTGGCGTGGTTCCAGAACCACCAGAAAGCGTAAATTCAGCACTGGTTGTAAGCAACTGCAAGAAACGTGCGGGAAGAATATGCTTGATGACGTTTACCTTGTCAGACGCAATGGTAAAGTTTACTGCGCTGTCGTCTAATGTTCCAGGTGTGTGGTTCTCAAAATCAGCCGATACGCTGCCAAATATCGTCTGTGGCTGGCCTGTAGTGCCAGCTAGGTATAAACGCTCCTCATAGAAGCCAATGGCTCTAGGGTAACCCTGATCGCCGCCAAACGCCCCTAAAGACCATTTGTCTGTCGCGTTACCTGACCCAATAACATGATCTGGCAATACGCCTGTGGCATTCTTTACCGTTGCTGTAACTGTCGTGGCATTAGTAAATGCGGTTATGACTAGATATCCAGTGCCGTCATGCTTGTATCTCCAAGTAATCGCACCATAAGTTACATCTCCTTCGAGATGCACTGGCGGCGTAAGCCCAGAGGTTTGGGTGCTTCCAGTAACTTGCTCATAAACATGACTATTAAAACGCACAGTCACTCCATTTGCGTAGCTTGTAGACGCTGCCCACTCATCATGATGTATTTCTAATATCTCACGGAACCTAACAAGTCTGCCTACATCGGTGCTTGTAAACAAACTAGCAGACGCAGTTAGTGTAACTGAGCCTGTATCAGCAGAAGCATATAATGTAGTGGCAGTTATATTTTCGTCTAAGTAGGGGCCATCCACAATATCTATGTCCGACAAACTCCAGCCAGCATGGGCAGAAGTCCTCACCAGTTTTGCCGGTGCATGGTTCTTATGCACAAGATAAATTACATCAGCAGACTGTGTATGGTTTATCTCAAACACTTCAGTTACAGAATACGTTGTTGTGATTTCAACAATCTTTCCTACACTGCCGCCGCTTGCATAAGCAGTATACGCAGAACTATCTACACCAGATAACTCAAACGTATTAGTTGTTGCACCAGCTACAGTAAACTCACGGTTGTTTAGCTGTGTCATGCCAACAACGCCAGTGATAAACACCCTGTCACCGTTTGAATAGCCATGTGAAGCAGATGTAATAACGGCAGGGTTAGCTTGCGTTGCATCGGTAATAGACTTAACGGTTTCCGTTACCAGTGCGCCATCTTTGATTACACGAATATAGTTTTCACCAAACTCAAGGATATAAGCTTGCTCATCACTAAACTCAAAGTCGATTAGCTTTACTTTGCCACCATCTTTTGATGTTGCTGCGTAGTATGTTCCAGGGCGTCTAGTTACACCGCCTTGTGGAAACACAACCATATTCTGCAATGTCTTTGCAGCTTGGTTATACTTTTCAAGATCAATGCGGCCTTCAAGACGCGGCGATATAGCACCAGCGCGGAAGTTCGTAATAATGCTGGATATACGCGCCATATCTTAATACCTGATGTCGATGAAGTAATCCGCTACTGGTTGCTCTGGGAAGCCTTCCATAGAATCCACACCCTTCGCTTCTTTTAACCGGCTCTCATAAAGCGCAAACATTTGCTGGGAAACACTGTTACTGCCAGTAATCGCATAAGCTGTATCAGCCGCAAGCCGGTGCGCTATAGTAGTCGATAACAAAGGATCAAATTGTTCTGTGTCTGTGACGCGAGATATGTAAACAATCCGGCAATCATTCTCATTACTAAGAATGCTGCGTCCTTCAATCTTGAACATGATATTACTGTCATAAGCAGCAAGTTCATTATTTACGTTTGAGTTCCAAAAAGACAGAACTCGCAAGCAATAAGGATCAGTTGGCAATGGGAACTGGTAGGTAAACCCGAATGCTGGGGCTGTGCTGTTGGCAGCTAAAGCTGCTCTTGAGATAGCCACATTCCAAGGATGTGCGCGTAATACTGAATCCCGCACAGTATCAAACTTGCGGTTACAAAGTCGCGCTTCTTTTGAATTTTCAGTTAGTGAGGTAATGGTTGCTGCACCCAGCAAATCCATAGCTTCGTTACAAATATCAACAACAGATGGCATGACCCACTCCTAATAGGAAGGAAGGGGCGACAGAAGCCGCCCCAACCAAATCAGTCAAGAACCCACTTGATTGTGACTTCAATAGTGCCTGTACCAGCAGCACCGCCCATTGTGACGGAAACTGGCAAGCCATCTTTGTCTGCATCTACAACAGTGCCAGAACCCAGCGCAAGAGTAGCCAAAATGTCTACTTTCTGTGCTGATGTTGAAGCTGCTGCTGCTTTGTATGCTGCTGCACTGGCAGCAACGGCTGTGCCGCTGTTATCAGTGTGTGCGGCATAGCCTACAGACAAAGTTGTTGAGCCACCAAGAGCATCGTGAGCCAGCGAACCTTCGATCAAGCGTGCGCCATTTGGGATGTTGAACATCTCAATAACGTCACCTGATGCGAGGGAAGATGCCTCATAAACGCCATGAGCAATACGAACACGACCGCCCATTTCATTGGTCTTGTTGTTGACCGCTGGAACTGTTTGGTTCCAGTTAGTCTTTTGTACGGAATATACAGTAGCCATTCTTCAATCTCCTATTCATCACAATCGATTTGAACGACTTTGTTTTCTTCCATGCGTGTAGCACCAATGCTCATGCAATAGTAGACCTGAGTTGCGTAGCCTTTGTCAGCACGCTCATCAATTCTTGCATTAACATCTTTACCGACACCAATCGCTAGGCCATCTTCAGCCCATGCAAAGCATGAGCGAGTGCTGCCTGAGATTGCAAGGCGGTTTGTCATAATGAAGTTGAAACCCATGAACTGATTTACTTCACCTTGGACAAGTGCCTTGACAGTATTGAAGTCGCTTGAGGTTACGTTTGTGTCACCAAGCAATGCCTCAATCTGGTTTGGCCCCACCGCAATGTAACGCGGGATTGATGGGTCAACGTCAGAAAGATCAAGGATTTTCTTAGCTTCACGCAGCTTTGCAACAGTCATGTCTGCACTACCAGAAGCAATCTTCTGACCGGCTGGCAAGGCTGTTGATGTTGAGCCAGTCTCACCTGTGAAAGATGTTCCTGTTGCAGCGGTGATGATAACATCATCCATTGCACGACCCATAGCTGCTGCCGCTGCCATTGCATAAGCACTGGTAGGGTCAATCAGCATACGAACCTTGTCTTGATCATCGATCAGGTCAGCGTACTCATAATCCGCAAGAGACACACGGCGGCGAGCGTGTGGTGTATCGATTTGCGGGGTATCGGCGTGGCGTGTAGTACGCAATTGCGCTGTAGCTGCACCCACTTGGTCAAAAAAAGCATTTTTGCCGACAACATTCTCAACACGCACTGCATCACGCAGACGAGAACCCATCTGCTGTGAAAGCATCTGCACGTTAGCAGAATACTGTTGCACAAATGCTGTAGTTACTTGAGTTGACATATCGTCACTCCTTCTTTTCTACAGGTTACATTTGAACTTTGCAGCGTGCTACCCGACAGTTCGGACACTCCTAGTCTTTTGAGCCGACCTATGGCTATCGTCTTTCCGATGGTCTTGAGGACGGATTGCTCCGCTACCCTCTTTTACTACCCAATCGTAATACTTATCTGCCAGTTCAACTGGGTTCAAAACATCACGTTGCGTACCAAACTCAACTGCCATTCTAAGGCATTCGAGCCTAATTTCCAATGGGGATAATGTACTTTCGTTATCACTCATGTATCATCGCCATCAATTCTTGCATACGCGCTACCGCACGATCACGCGCTACAGGGTTTTTTCTATCCCAATACGCATGACTTTTATCATTCATGATAGCATCAACCTCTGCTTGCGCCTGTGCTGGCGTAAACTGACGATTAACTGCGCCATCACTAATCGTATCTTCGCTGGTCACTGTGGACTTAAAGTCACCGATTGCAGCAAAAGCCTTGATAAAGGCGGGATGGTTGCCAATCATTGTGCCATCTTCAAGGCGCATTTGCAGGATTTCATTCCCAGCAAACTGATCGACTACATCTTTAGCTAGAGCAACCTTGTCTTCAAATGCCCTTCCCCATTCGCGCCGCAGTTCAGCAGTGGTTTCTTCAGCTTGCTGCTCTGCAAATTGCTGCATTTGTTCTTCAGTCTGACCAATGCTGCCCTTGTAATACTCAAGGATACCATTAGCTTGCTCTGGTGTTAGACGTAACTTGTGAGCCACATCAGCATAAGCAGAAGCAACTTCCTCTGTAATGATGTTCCCATCAGTAGCAATCTCATAACCTGACGCATCTTCTGGTCTGCCAAGCTTTGAATAGATGTTGTCTAAATCTTCATCTGTAGGATTAGCTGGCAACGGAACTTTATCTGATCCAATCAATCTTTGTGCATTCACATAGGAACGCGCTAGATTGCCTACATCCTTAATAGGTGCAAGGCTTGGATGCTCCCTTAGTTCTTCTGGTATCATTTCCATGAAACCGTTAC